GAACTTGATGAAATCCGAGAAAATTCGGGCGAGTGGGTAGACGGCTACCTCCCTGTTTATTACAACGAAATTGTAGAAGAGTGGCAAGCAATGCCGAGCGAGTACAACGACAGAGGGCACGCGGAATTAGGACAGGGCGGGGAGATTAATATCTACAATTTAATGAGCCTTGATTTGTATCTCTACTATACCGACATCTTCAATGAAGCACTTGCAGAACTAGAGGAAGAGTTAGAGGGCAACGAATGAACGCCACAGAAACCAAGCCCTACACAGTCGAGCAACTCATAAATGAAATTTACGAGGACAACTATTCACACTTAGAGTTTGAATGGAATATGGGCGGTGAGCCTTGCGAGTGCAAAATCTGCCTAACAATTCAAACTATAATTAAATACAGGGGTGAGTGATGCTAATTTGTGGAGATTGCTTACGACCTATCAATGAATGCCACCACTACAAGGAGGTGAGGAAATGATGCAAGACTCAATTAGTTGGAGCGAGTTAGCAGAGTTGACACACGAAACGCAAGTGTATAAGTTTGGGTGGTGTATGTGTGAAGACACAGAGCCACACGAATATCCCTATTCAGATTGCCCAAAGACAGGAGAATAAAATGAGTACAGAACAACAGATTAAAAGCGCAATAGATAGTTTGAACGAAGCAATGCAAGCACTCAGAGAGTTAGGCTTGATGACAGAGGGGGACGAAGATGAATGAGTGTAAGTTCTGTGAAGGTGTGGCAGATTTTATTTGGCTAGACGACAACGGCAAATGGTACGTCTGTGGCGAGTGCATTAAAGACGGAGAGACAGACGCAGAACCAAAGGAGGAAGAAAAATGAGCATTGAACTACTATCAGCAGGCAAAACCGAAACCGCATACGACAAGCGAATAAGTTTTATCTATGAAGGACAAGAATACTTCGTTGATTTACATTGGGATACTCACGACGGCTACGACCTATCTTTTACAGAGATTACTGGTGGCTATAGGTCTGTGCCTGAACCTGAGTGGGCTACTAATTGGACAAATGAAATCGGCGAGAGCCTTGCTTATACCCTTGATGAACTGTCAGATGAAATGATGGAGGCTTCTTATCTATGAGCGAGCCACAACTAAACGACCCAGTATTTTACGACGACTCAGAGTGGATTATGTGTAGCCAGTGTGACAACGAGTTCGATTACAACACCTACAATTCCAAGACGTGCGAGTCTTGCGAGAACGGGGAAACAAATGACTAAAAGAATTATTACTGCAGAAGTAGACGAACAATGGTTTGAAATACTAGGACAAATTACACGACACCAAGACGGGTTTGTTTGGATTGAGGTCAAAGATGAGTAAGCAATTCAGAGTTACATACGAAACCAAAGGCGTGAAGGTAATCAACGTCTGGCTACCAGAGGGCACAGAAATCCCCGCGAACTGGGGCAGTATGACCCTTAGAGAACAAGACGAGTGGCTTTATGAGAACCAGTCAGAGGCTCACCTTAATTGGTCAGATGAAACAGAGGGTGAAGTTGTAAACATATTGCCAGTTGCAGAACTAAAGATAGTCGTATGAGCATTACCTTACTATTTGTAATTTTATTATTGATTAGATACCACAAGAAAATAAAATACTACTATCAGAATTGGACAAGAGATGACGCTACCAGACAGAAGTTGGCACGCAAAAGGTAACTGCAACAACCACCCAGACCCAGACTTATGGCACTACGACAACCCAAGGTTGGCAGATGAGCAACAACTAGAAGTCTTACGAAGTGTGCAGGCAATAGAGTTATGCAACGCTTGCCCAGTTAGGCTTAAATGTTTAGAGCAAGGGTTAGAAACTGAGAACCTAGAGTACACAGGTGGACACGGCAGTATCTGGGGCGGGTTGCTCACAGTTGAGCGGTACTTACTCACAACTAAACACCCAAAAGAGGTTCGAGTTAAAGCAGAACGACGACACAGAGGGAATGTTCGTCGAAAGATTGCTAGAATAGATAGATGAGAAACCGAACGATAGTTATAGTAACCCTAATTGCTGTGGCTTTAATCACACCAGTAACCCATAACGTGGGAGTGCACTTAGATATCGAACCCAAAAAGCCAGAAGTTGTACAGACCAAGGCAACAATGGAACAAAAGAAAGCCAACAAGATTATGGCTATGAAGTTTGCTAAGGCAGGGTGGAACTGGAATAAAACTGAACGGCAATGTGTCTACTCGTTGTTTATGAAGGAAAGTAAATTCGACCACTTAGCCAAGAACCAACAAGGCAGTAGCGCATTTGGGATAGGGCAAGTGCTTAAGGAAACCAGCAAAGACCCAGCGATACAGATACTCAACGCCTATAAATATATCAAGCACCGCTACGACACACCCTGCAAGGCTTGGTCACATAGCCAGCGCAGAAATTGGTACTGATGCTTGACTTACGGGGCAAGCCCATAGTAACCTGTATTTGTGGGTGCAAGATGTTTGTGGTCACAGTAATGTGGGACGAAGAGACAAGAGAAGTAGGTTGGTACGATTTAAAGCAGGAATGCAAGGCGTGTGGGGCAATTAGCACCGCACCAACACCAATAGACTGGAGAGATGAATGAACGACCAAAGAGTTTACATCAAAGACTTAGGGCATAAGCACCTATTTGTAGAAGCACACGTGCCCAAAGAATTATTTATGCAGTTGTTAGAAGACTTTAAGAAGAATGGGTTCCACGTTGTGGGAGTAATGGTGGATAAATAATGCCAACTTATGAGTATCGTTGCAATAAGTGTATGTCACACCAAGAATTAACACGCAATGTAGAAGAACGAGATGATGAAGTCAGTTGCATTTGCGGTCATACATCTACTAGAATTTACAACACACCAGCAATCCGCTTCAATGGTAGCGGGTTCTATTCAACAGGAGGATAATATGTGTACAGTATGTGAGAAGGGTGGTTGCAGTAATTGTGAGCCACGCAATGAAACACTTCAGTTTGCTAGCGGTAAAGAGATAGAAGAATTTTACGACTCATATGGTGAGTCACTCTGGGTAGACCCAGCAGAGTCAACGCCTGAGTCTTCCTGAGGTGCGTCGTCGTAATCGCGGAATGGTTTGAACCCACCAATCTTGTTAATGAGTTTACGAATGGCACGCTTGTGACGCATACGAACTGCATCTTCTGTGCCCATATCTAATTCTTTTGCAATGTCACCGAACTCCATTGACTCTGCATAGCGCAGGAATAATACTTTCCTGTCATCCTTTGGCAGTTTCCAGAATGCATAGTCAACTTCAATCATCATAGCCATCATATTGCCACCCTCGTTAGGTGCAGATGGACGACCAGTTCTACCAAGATTTAATTTGTGGGTTACGCCCCACTCTCCACGCAATACAGGAGGCAACAAAGCCTCAACCATATCTGCTTCATAAAAGAATAAATCGCTAGTCTCATAGCCACCAGACTTTGCTTTCCAATGGTTGCAATAATCTAAGGCTTGATTGCGTAGGCTACGATAGATAAGGTTCTTTGCATCCTTGTCACCTATCTCTTCCCAAGCATCCAGTTTATTTGGGTGCTCTACAAACCACTGATACAAAGATTGTCTGATGTCTTCGATGTCAATGATTGAAAACTTACGAGAGTATTCAGAGGCGACAGCATCTACTACATAATCCCACCGCTTTATTCTTTCCCATTCAATCATTTAATCTTTGTCCCATCCACTATCTTAAGGAATGTGACAGGCTTCATCATCTTATTCTTGTTAGCAAACTCAGTTGTAACTGGCAACCACTTATCTTCCCAGACTAAATCATTCATCAGGTCAAGACGAAAAGACCACACACCCTCAGGTGTATAGTTAATGTAATAAGGTGTTAACTCAAGTTCAGCAGACTTAGTGATAAGGAAGTCATATTTCTTTTTCTCAAGCAACAACGTATCGTAATGCGTGTTGCGTGATTTAAGTTCAATGAACATCTTATACATATCTGTGATGCAATCGAAACCATCAAAGAGTTCTGGGGAGTGTACTAAGTCTGGGAAATGTTCTTCTTTGAGCCAGTCGAACAACTCCTGTTCTTTCATTCGTCCCACTTACCTCTTAGAACTAGCAGTCCAATGATTGCATAGTTAGCCATATCCTTGAAGGAGTCTTCTAAGGATTCGTGCTCAGGGCTTGCGCCACTGTCAATCAAATTGTTAATGCGTGCAAGTTTGTCGTGCATACGCACACGCAAACCATTGATTGCACCGCCTGGTGCTTGTGAGATATTCTTCGGACCATAATCTTTGTGCTTAGATATAAGCAGTTCAGATAATTCTTTGCTTATATTGGCAAGGTTTACTTCGAGGTGGAGTTCGCGTGCAACAGCGGAATGGCTAACGAAACCATCAATGAAGTTCCCTGAGTCTCCGTCTTTACTACGTTTAAACCCAAGTTTGTTAGATACTGAATAATCTGCCATATCTCTTCACGCTCCGCTTTCGTTGTCATCTGGTTCCTCCGCTAGTAAATTTTGTAAGTCTCGGTCAAAGTCTTGAAGTGCAGACTTCACAATCATATCCTCAACTAACTCATCTACTAGGTCGTAACCATTCTCACTAGCAAATAGTGTAACATAAGTAGACTGAGTTATCAATTTAACTTGGTCTGCGTCCTCTGCATTCTCGAATAAGAATCTAAGCATTGACCCTAACATAAGTTTGAACCCAGAGGGCAACAAGTAGTACGGGTCGAACTCTTCATCATCTTCCAGCATATGGTCTATCAAGGCAAACGAATCGGGAAAGGTTATGTTGCAGTCATTGCAATGATTATGGGGAGGAGTATCCTCAATGTTCATTTACACCCATCTTTTGATTGAAGTAGTCAACCCCTTCTTGCACGAACATCGAATTAACATCGTGTCCGTCTGGGAGTTGAATGATAGTAACTGGCAGTTCTCTGGCAAGCGAACGGGCGAACTCTGTTCCTGGCTGGTCGCCATCAGCAAAGACAAAGACTCGTTCAAAGTCTGCGAGCAATCGTGTGTAGTGCTTCTTCCAACTGTTCGCACCTGGTACTCCAACACAAGGAATCCCAACGCAAGCAGAAAGAGTAAGGGTATCCAACTCGCCTTCACAAACTCCAATAAAGTCACTGGCTCTCTCCACATCTAGTACATTGTACATCTTAGTTTCAGCCCCAGTCATACCCATATACTTTGGTTCAACTGCAGGGTTTAAACTTCTAAATCTTAAATCAACTACGCCAGTCTTAGTAATGTAAGGGATAGACAACCTACCCTTGAAGGCTTCGTGCCCTGTCTCAGGCTCCGCGACTACGCCTAATGACGCCAGACGTGCTACCTCCAGAGGAATACCTCTGCTTCTTAGGTAATCTTCCGCCTGATAAATGTTTTCCGCGTACCCTGCTGCTGCTTTCCCCAGTAATTCCTTCTGCAAAATGCTTTGCTTCATTGAAACTCATCCCCTCTTGTCTGACAATAATTTGAATGCTGTTTCCTTGGACACCACAGGCGAAACAAATGAAGATGTTCTTATCAAGGTTTGCACTTCCTGATTGGTGCGTGTCTGAATGAAACGGACACTTGAGATTAACTTGCCCGTGTGTTTGTCTAAGATTCGCACCGTAGTGTCTAAGTATGTCCGCGATTGGCGGAAGGTCGCTGTCAATTCTTATCACCATATCCTGCATCTCTTAATAGTTTCACCGCATCCTCCAGTCTTAGTAAGCATACCCAATCGGACACACTCTTTTCGCCCTGACCATTCAAGCGTAGCACAACTATGCCTAGGTCTTTGTCATTTGCTCTATCTTTTAATTGTTCAATAGCAGCACTAGGATTAAACCCTGTGCGTGCCTTTACTTCCCAATCAATACCCACAGTCCCAGTAACATCAGTCCCACTGCGACCAGCCCCAGTACTCTCAGCAAAAGGGAAGCCATTGTCAACCAGATAATTAGCCAGTACTTTTTGACTACGATATCCCCGATGCTTACGCGACTGAGACGGCATTTAATTCCTGTCCTAAATCTTCTAAGTTGCATACGTACCTAACCCCATATCCAAAGTCTTTCTCGAAGCATACACTTAAGAACTTCTCTCGTGAGATATCGCCCCACACTACGAAGTGTGAGTTGATGTGTGGCTGTGTTCTGTCACCAATAAGAGTTACAAGGATTGCATAGTCAGCAGAGAAGAGTTCCTTGCTATTAAAGATTAACTGCTTAGTCACAGTTGTCTTAACCTGAACAGTCTTACCGTTGATAACTAGGTCGTGACCTTCATCCCCACCAGTAAGCACTCTGTCATCTACTGATACATCATAGACTTTGGCTACTGCCTTCTCGCCCAGATGACCCATTAGATTGACAGCCCAAGAAGTATTCTTCGCATCAAACTTTCTGTCTATTACGTTGTACTCTTGCTTATCCTTACGCATAGCGTCAACGAATGCAAGAGAAGAATCAATCTCTTCTTGAGTCAGGTATATATCAACCATCTAAGATGCGCTCTTGTCCTTATTCAGGATACGAACAGCCCACGCTAAGCCAGCGTTGAGTCCATCAGTCCACTCATCTGTGACTGGCACCTTGGCTGCTTCAATCTTTTCAATTAATGCTACTGTCTCTCGCTTAACTTCAAGCAAGATATAAGCACGCATCTCTTGCGTCATATCGTCTTCTTCTTCTCTAATCATTTGCTTTCCTTAACTTCTTTTCTAGTGCATTGGTTGTTTGCCATTCGAGTGATAGCAAAAATGGACCGCACATTAACTGAACTGCGTGCAGTGTGCTTCTATATTTTTTTAAATGGTCTCTGTAATTAATTACTTTAGTATACCTCACACCTAAAGCAAAGGAACCTTTGTGATTTTGTTTATTTATCTGCATCATCAACTATTCTCTGGGATGTCGTCCATAAACATATACTCAGGATTAAATGCTAGCCACGCTAGCAAATCCCCGTTTGCATCTGCTCTTCCGTATCTATTTTTTACAGGGGCAATAGCCATAGAAGTGCCAACAACTCCAAGAGTACAAATAAGAGCAGGAAGTTGCGCGACTTTACCTTGAAGAGCCGAGCGAGGCTGGCAAGGATTTCCAGGTACAGCCTCAGAAGTATGATGCAGAATAATAATAGCAGCGTTAGTATCACGAGCAAGGAATTTCAACTCCTTCATAATCGCACGCATAGATGCGAACTCTTCACCACCATCGGTGGCAATGTCCATTAAGTTATCAACAAAGATTGCAGTAGGTGGACAACCCCACAACTCTTCAAAGGCTTGAACTTCCTCGTCTATATCTTGCAGAGTAGGAGATGATTCAAATGACCAGACAATGTGTGCACCTCGTGAGAGAGTTGCCTTTGTCCAGCCGTAGTCATTGTTCATTAATGTTTCAACATCAGTCTGATTCTTACCGCTAATCATTGATGCAAGGCGCATAGCCATAGTGTGAGCGTTAGTATCTGCTGAGATGTACAAGCAAGGCACCTTCATTTTGAGGGCTAAAGCCAGTGCCAGAGTGGACTTTCCCACACCTGGAGTACCTGCCAACATAGAGACTTCTGCTCTGCGTAGAATTATTTTGTTATTATCGAATGCTCGGAATACAGAGGGCAACGGTTCGCCACCAATGTCTGCTCTTCCTACTGAGCGTACAAGAGTTCTCACTGCTTACCTCGTGCAACCTTTACGGCTACATACTTCATACCTACTGCATTAGTAGTTGAACTTTCAACTGGCAACTTTTCAATCTCTTGCGCTATTGCTTCACGAGCATCGTTGTAACCATTGACGTACGCTTCTTGTAATAAATACTTAATTGTTTTTTCCATTTGTATCTCCTGTCTTAAGTTGGCAGAAGGGTAAATATCTTCCCCTAATAAATACCCCTCTACCAATTTTAGTTTATGTCAATATCTAACCATTGACTGGTGAGCATTGCCCTTGGTCTTGTGGTTGTTGACAAACCCACATCCGATATGGCTTGCCGTTCTTCTTCGAAATTCCCGATAGGAACTTTCGCTCCCCGTGTAAACACGTTGGCGTGGTACCTGATGCTTCCGCTGTCGGGGCGGTTACGAAGGTAGGAGTTGCTGGCTGCGCGGGAGTTGAAGTAGGAGTCCCCAAAGGGGCTGCCACACCTGCACCATTTAGCATTCTTCCTGTTGCTGCAATCTGTGTTGAGTAATCAGAGATTCCCTCTAGCAATACGCTGAGTTCATCTGCAGTATTAGCACGGACATTTACCATATCCCCGCCGTTGGTCTTGTATGAGACCTGTAACTTCCAATCTTCTGCCATTACTTGTCCTCCTTAGTTGCTACAAAGCCCAATGCTTCGCGTGCTTCATCCTGTGTAATGAGTTTCATTTCAAGTGCTACCAACACATCTTGTGCTGTTAGTGTATTTACTTTGAGCATTTATTTTTCCTTCGTGAATTGGCAATGTTCTGTGAGTCCACAGAAATTGCACGATTGTAGGTTCGGTAGAAATATACCAGCCTTGCGTGCTTTGTCAAAGCCATCAACAAAGTATTCAAGCGTGTCCTGTGTATACCTACTTAGGTCAATCATCTCTCCTGTCCCCGACTCACGAGACATCCAGTAGTTTCCTAGATTGACTTCAACACCCAGCATCATCTCGACTCCTATTTTGTAGAAGCCCAACTGAAGGTCAGACTGAGGACGTGCACGAGAGGTCTTCAAGTCAACGATAACTAACTTACCGTCGACCTCAAAGATTCTGTCAATGAACATCTTCACTGGTACTCCAGCAATGACTGGGTTTAACTCTAACTCGATAGCCTTGGCACCCTGAGGTGTTGTCCAAAGTTTCCAGTTAGGGTTGTTCTTGCGCCATAGGATGTAGTTGTCAGTCCATATGGAACCTTGTTCGTACCACCAAGCAGCATCTTCCTTGTTAGGGTTGAGTTTAGTTGCTCGTCCTGCTACTCGTGCGTTAGCAAAGTCAAGACCTTCGGTCTCTTTCCGCCACGCTTGTTCCCATAATGGGTTAATTGTCATAGTCATACAACTCTGCTGCATAGTGGAATGCTCGTCCACCTGCTGACCAGATAGATGGTTCCTCTGGTACTTGAAGTAATCTACCTAGGTAGTACTGATATCCACAGGTTAGGTAAGTGGTAAATGCTGAGTAGGATATATGTGCTGGCAGTTCATAACTGTCCAATTTAATCATCGACTTCTCCTGTCTGAAAGTTGTTACATAGTCCTCCCTTAGAGGACAGGAGGGTACTCAATAAGGGAGAACTATGTAAATCTATTTAGTTATTATTATATAATTATATATATAATATCGGCGCTTCGCGCCTTATATTAATTAAATTAATAATTAATAATCTAAGTATACACACATCTGACCTGACTGCAAGTATTACGACACGCCAATGACCCTACAGAAATGACAAAAAGACCCCCAAGCCATAGGTAATCCTATGACCTGAGGGTCTAAGTGTCTTAAAACCGCCTTGGAAGGCGTATAAAGGGTATTACTTTGAACCGCGACCAAACTCTGTAGCAGATGGGTCTAGCCACTTGAGTAGTGGACCAGCGAAACCAGTCAATGCTGCCATTGCTAGGGTCTTAAGGTCCGTCTCACCAACAAGGTAAAGCGCAACCGCAGCAGATGCTGCAGCGCGGAACCAAGATAGTGATAGTTGCTTGAATTGTTCCATTGTATCCTCCTAGGGGATTAGGCTTTTGCACCGTGCACTTTGCAACAGGTACAAACTTCGGTCTTGTATGCCTTCTTAGCAGGGATAGGGATTACCCTTGCTGCTATCTGCTTAACAATCTTTGGCTGGTTGAGCCACCAGAACCAAGGGCTTGTGTCCTTGGATAGTTCTGGCTTGATGGAAATATGAAGATGCTTGTTGTGCTGGTTGCTACCTGTGTACTTACGGTTGCCTTCTTTAGCACGAGCCTTCGACCAAATCTTTCCCTTGAAAATCAGGTACTCAACTCGTGCATCTTCCTTCAACTTCTCGAAGATGTCAACGCAATCAATGCCGTGCTTAGGGTCGTGAGTTAAATCAACTGCCAACCCTGTGTTGTGGTCAGAGTTGGGATTCTGATGTATATGCGCTTGGGAAGGAAGGAGTCCATCGCTGGCTTTCATACGCGAAGGTGAAATCGCTGTGGCTTGACGAAGTACAGCAATAGCGGCAGGTGTGGCTTTCTTGGCAAGTGTCTTCATTATTCTCCATCTTTTTTTTCCTTTGGCTTTGACTTTAATCCGTTTCCTGCAAGTACGCCAGCAAGAGAACCAGTAAGAAACACGCACAAGGTACTAACAAGGTCAATAAATGCAGCATCGTTGGGTGCCTGGTCTCCTAATGGTTGTGTAATAAATAGCAACGCATAGAGCAATGCAAAAACAGAACCAGCAAATACAATGGCTAGTATGATTCCGATAGTTACAATTAGTCGTGCGTGTAAGTCTTCTGGACTTAACTTATTTCTTTGGCTCATCTAATACTCCAGGCAAAATGTCTTTGGTACAAGTACCAGTCGGGATACATTGAGGTGGGTTGCACTCTGGCTTTTCCCAGTTTTCAAACTCTTGGCAGGGGTAACGAACCCAGCCCTGATATCCGCAACCGCTAAGAGTTATTGCGAGAAAGAAGGATGCGATAAATCTCTTCAACCTGTCGCTCCAATCTTGACACTGAATCCTTCATACTTGAACCACCATTAGGCTTAAGTTCATATAGGAAATGTTTTACTAACCATCTAACAGATGCAGCAAATGCTGAAACAATTGTTAAGATAGATATGATTAAAGCAGCCCAGTCAGTGGCGGTCATTTGCGCTCCTAAGAGTTATACGGTACGGATAGTGATTTGTAGTACGCCACCAAAGCCATCAAAGCGCTTATCTGGTGGGGTTAAACGGGTGAACGTAACTTGTTCGATAACAGCCTGACGAGATTCGCCAGTTGTTAAGTCTTGCCAGGTAATAACATCTCCGTTGCCTTCGATGTCTTCAAGTAAACGAATCTTGTCAAAGGCTCTGCCTTCGTATCCAAGTAGTACGTTGTATCGGTCAGTCTCAATGTCATAGCAATAGACAGGGAACTGCATTACACGCTGACGTGGAGTAGCAATCGTTGACTTTGCTTGGTAACCCTTGAACTGTGGACCCTTGCTTGGGTCTGTTCCATCTCTGTACATAATGAACTTGTAAGCCAAGTACTCTTGTGCTACAGCAGGAGATGATGTTGTTACCTCTGGAGCACCAACTGCTGCGTCATAAGAGATGACGTCATATACAGTGCCAGCCTCATCAACAGTGTTGAGTGTCATAGAACCATAGGTAAAGTCACCGCGTCCCAAAAGACGCTTAAAGTTCTTCTTCTCAAGGGTGTTGTAACGAATGTTACCAGTAGTTAGGTAACCAGTAGGTGTTAACTCAGTTAAATCCTCTACATAGATAGCACCAGTAGTGGCAACAATTGCTGCAGCAGAAGTAACTGCTGTGGATGCAACATTGCTTGCTGTCTTGGCGTATGTAAATGTAGTGGTAGTTGGCACAGTTGCTACTGTGAATTCACCATTAAATGTTGCATCGACACCTTCAACCCAGATGGAATCGCTAACCTCTAGGTTATGTGCTGCACTTGTAGTCAGTGTTGCTACGTTGCTAGTCAATGCCTTATTAACAATAGTACCTGCGGAAGTAGCAGATGTAGTAAATGCTAGTTGCTCAGTACCATTGACGAATGCACAGCCAGTAGTAATATGGTTTGTTACACCTGAATAATAAATATCATTTGCATAGGCAAAGCGCAGTGGTTCTAGTTCAGTTCCTAAGTCAAGACGGATAACTCCAGGCTCGCCAGCAACAGAGGTAGCGCACCATACAAAGCGGTCACGCGCTGCAAAGTCATAGCAAGGCTGAGTTGTTTCCACAATGAGCGGACCATAGTTGATTGAGCCATCAACATCTGAGACAACAGAAGCACGAATACCCTTGTTGGTTCCAATCAACATAAAGCCTAGGTAGTAGTAAATCTTGTGGACTATCTCACCCACTGGTAGTTCTGCTGCTACTACAGCAGATGTAAGATTTGGCATAACTCCAGCAGTAGAGAGGGTAAACTTGATGATTGTTGACTGAATGCCATTGTATCCAGCAACATAGATTGCTGAACCAGAGGCTGCTACGGACGTAAAGACGTGCGTAGTTGATGGGTGTGTATAGACTGCAGTTGGCATAGCCACCGCAGAGGATGAGAATTCATACACCTTGTTGTCAGCACACATAACAATACGTTCTTTGACGTATTCCATTGTTGCGTTAGCAACTGTTCCAATTTCATCAAACATTTTTGTAACATCTGCAGTAGATGCTGAAGTGCCAGTTAGAGGCTTTTTGTAAACAGTCTTCTTGGTTGATGTATTAGTAATCCAAAATGCATTTACACCATCATCACAGATGGCATAGACTGCACTGTCAGTTCCAGAGATGTAATCAATAAAATGAACAGGGGCTGCCCCTGGAACAATCTTATCCACGTCATACTCATCCCAAAGCAATACAGCCTCGGTGCTTCCATATTTGATAGAACGGGCTGACTGGAATGGTCGACCATTGCTACGTATAGTTCCAGTGGTGATGTGGTTTTCTTCTACATTGTTAAGTAGAGTTACTTCACCTTGCTTAAATACATCTACACCCTTGCTATCTGCAAAACGATAGTGACCAAATGGGTCAGAGGTTTGTGGGTCAAAATAGACAATACCTGTACCACCGTGGAAAGAAGACTGTGAACGAATCCACCAGCCAGTTAGAGATTGCTCTCCTGGTTCTGTCTGGTTGTCGAACTGGTCTTTACGAAACGGTGCTGTCTGTCTAATGTATGGTCGGGCATCACTAATTGCATAGATGAATGGAAGTCCACCAATTGCTACATCGTAATTGATGTCCGTATTCTGCCAGATTGCACCGTCGGAAACGATACCAATATCAGTTGCGATGGCTCGCGTTGGACGACCTTCGGTAATATCACGACCAGCCACTTAGACTCCTTAGGGTTTGTTTTGCTCTATTTCTTTCTTCAATGTTTGCCAACTCCAGTAGAGGCTGTAGTAATCAGCGTCTAATGAGAATCGTTTCATATGTCGTACTAGCGCACCTGTGTGTGCGTATAACGGAATTCCTGCTTCTTTAAGTTTGCGGAAGAACACAATGTCTTCTCCGACAAACTTATCGCCGATACCTTCTTGCTCTGCAAATAAAGATTGGTTTGGGAACTTCTCCCGCATCTTAGGAATGATTGACTTGTGCATCAATACGAATCCAAAACCTGCTGAGTCAACTGGTATTACTTGATTCTCAGGCAGTGGGTGTACGTGACGAATACTGTGTTCACTTACTTCGGTGAACAATGCAGGAAATGGTTGGGCTAGTGTGCCTTCGTTCTGCTTAGAGATGAAGTAAGTACCAGATACAACTGGCTTACCAATCTTGTCTGCTGCATCCCATACCTTTGTCAACACGTGGATATCCATCACGATGTCTGAGTCAACCCATAAGAGCCAATCAGTTTTAATCTGGTCTGCCCAGTAATCAAAGAGTACTTGGCGCTGTCTTCCGATTTGGTTACCTTGCACTCGCATACTGTGTGTAATTTCAATATTGTTAGCAGGAGCCTGAAGGGCTATGGAAACCATACCCTCTGTAAACTTGCCATCAGTATTGCCGTTGTCACACCAACCAAGTGCTACTGTCCCTTTATTTACTTTGCTCATTCTTGTCCCCCGACATAGATAGTTTGTTAATGAAGCCTGCGAAATCTCCACTGAACTTTAGTGTACCAATATGATTGCAAGTCTTGCTTGGGTCTATAAATACCCCATACCCACCATCTCGTAACTTCTGACAAAGCAATACATCTTCGGAGATGATGTCTCCGTCTTGAATCTTTACCTCAAACGCCCAGCGACGCTCTGCGCCATTATGAACATAGGCTTCTGAGTTATCCCATAGATGCTTGATTGCATCCTTAGACATATAGAAGAAACCTGTACCAATAGACTCAACCTTGATAAGTCCGTCCTCGTTAGTAACCAAATCTTCTGGCTTACACTTGACGTTGTAGGATTCCTCGAAGATAGACTTCTTGATAACTGGTAGACCCAAGGCATCCTTGCCTGAGTTCACCACATCAATAGCCCACTGTGGGTTCCATTCCATATCAGCATCAATCCATAGGATGCCATCAAACTCTTGCTCTACCGCTAGGGCTAGCAGGTCATTACGGCTACGCTGGATTAGTGCGTCATAAGACATAAAGATTGGGTGGAAGTAAATGTCCGATTGCATACCAAGCAATGCAGTTTGATGCAGTGCACTGGCGTACCAGACATCTACTTTCCCATCATACGAAGGTGTCGCGATTAGTACTGTTTTCATTGTGTCCCCCGACCTTTGGTTACGCTAGTGAATCAATATCAAAATCATCAACCTTGACTTCAGTAGCCTCTACTGGAATTTGAGTTGATACATATTGTGACTCATATACTGCATCTAGGTGAGCCTCATTGACCAATGCCCACAGTTCAGCCTTGTTGAAAGATGCTGGTGCCTTCTCAGCCTCAACCTCTACAGCCTTCTGGAACTTTGATACATAGTCATTGAGTAAGTACTCAACCTCTACATCCCACTTGATTACCTTGCCATCAAGGTCAACTGTAGGAGTAGCCTTAGTGATTGTCTTTACTGCATTGTCTGTATGTGACATTAGTTTACCTTTGCTTCTAGTTCAGCGACCTTTGCTGAAAGTTCTTGTACTGCCTTGACCAATATAGGGATTAGTCTGCCCTGAGTTGCTTCTAGTCTTTCTGGATTATCACGGTATGTTAGTTGTAGGTACTCAGCAAGTTCTGCTTCGTCCTCGGTTGCCATAAGTTCTTGGGCAATAAAGCCTGTGTCCTTAACGCCAACCTTGCCACCATCACGCATATTCCAAGTAAATGTAACTGGGTTTAACTTGTTAATAAAGTCCAGTCCAACTGGGATTGATTCAACATCTGTTTTATCACGGGCATCTGATAGCGCAGTAATAGATGTTACTTGAGCGCGGATAGTTGCAATGGATGAATTACCAAGTGTAATTACATTTGATGCCGTAGCGCTACTTGCTCTTGCTTTGTTACCCAATAAAGTATTATTAGTACCAGTTGTGACATTGTTTACGCCATCACGCCCAGCCTCATTTCCAAGGAAAGTATTTTCTGAACCTGTTGTTACGTCATACCCTGCTAGGTGACCAACACCGACATTGCCAGTTGCTGTTGTCTGTGAATGTAACGCACCCGCACCAATTGCTGTGTTGTTAATACCAGTAGTATTTAATCCGAGTGCTGCGCCGTGAGCGCCACCTCTTGCGCTACCAATAGCCACATTGGATACACCAGTTGTATTGGCGTACAGTACATCTTTACCGATGGCAACGTTGGCGCTACCAATGGTATTTGAAAAAAGAGCAGTGTTTCCAACCGCTACGTTTTCAACTCCTGTAGTATTTGCAGATAAAGAACTTGTACCAACAGCAGTATTGTTTGTACCAGTTGTATTAGCATCAAGAGCGTATGAACCAACGGCTGTGTTGCTAGTACCTACTGTGTTTGATTCCAGCGCAGCACGACCAACAGCAGTATTTTCAATACCAGTAGTGTTAGCATACAAAGCAGAGCGCCCAATAGCAATATTATTATAACCAACTGTATTTGAGTTTAATGTTTGAGGACCAATGGCAATATTGTTTACACCTGTTGTGTTTGACAGTAAAGCGTTGTAGCCTACCGCTGTATTATACTCACCCGTTGTATTTGATGTAAGAGCGTTGTAACCAAGAGCAACTCCTCCTGGTCCAGTGGTATTGGAGTCAAGGGCGAATGCACCAACGGCTGTGTTGCTAGTACCTGTTGTGTTGACAAGAAGGGCAGAGTGACCTATTGCTACGTTGTCGCTACCTTCGGTATTAGCACCAAGAGCGTCACGACCTACAGCAATATTTCTTAGACCAACTGTATTGGCATCAAGTGAAAGATGACCTACTGCCACATTGTTAACACCTGTGGTATTAGCAAGTAATGCATTTGTTCCAATTCCAATGTTGGCAAAGCCTGTTGTATTTGCGGATAAAGCGCTGATTCCCACACCAACATTGTTGGTTCCAATAGTATTTGCACCAAGTGCGTTGTAACCAACAGCAACGTTATTAGTACCTGTAGTATTTGCATCAAGAGAAAGTGAGCCTACTGCAACGTTTCCAGTTCCTACTGTATTTGCAAGAAGAGAGTTGTGACCAACTGCTGTGTTGTCCACTCCAGTTGTATTAGCATTAAGAGAATTTGTTCCAACTCCTACGTTGTTTGAACCTGTTGTGTTAGTACTTAAAGCATTATAGCCAAGTGCAACATTGCTATTACCTACTGTGCTAGCATCAAGCGCAAATGAGCCAAGTGCAACGTTAAATGCTCCTGTAGTGTTTACAAGCAAGGCATCTTTACCAATTGCAGTATTATTGGTACCCGTAGTATTAGCACCCAAAGCAGATGCACCAACTGCAACATTGTTAATACCTGTTGTATTTGCATCAAGAGCAAAAGTACCAACAGCAACATTGTTATTACCAGTTGTGTTGGCAAGCAATGCGTTTGTTCCAATAGCAACGTTTTCATAACCATCTGTATTGCTAGTTAAAACTTGGAATCCAACCGCAGTGTTGTTATAGCCAATGGTATTGGCATCTAATGCACTAGAACCAATAGCAACATTGTTAATACCTGTAGTGTTAAGAAGTAAAGCATTGGTTCCAATTGCAGTATTATTAGTGCCTGTAGTATTGGCATTAAGTGCGCTAGAGCCAATTGCTACGTTGTTAATACCTGTTGTATTTACTGCTAGCGAAAGAACTCCAACACCAACGTTATCTGTTCCAATAGTATTAGCACCTAGAGTATTAGTTCCAACTGCAATGTTATTTGTACCAGTTGTGTTTGCATCTAAAGCAAGAACCCCAACAGCAACGTTATTGATACCAGTTGTATTTGCTAATAGTGCAGAAGAACCTATGGCTATGTTTTGAAAACCAGTCTCATTAGCGCCAAGAGCATTATTGCCTACAGCCACATTATTTATACCAGTAGTATTGGCATCAAGTGCAAGACTACCTACAGCGACGTTATTATTGCCTGTTGTGTTAGCAGTTAATGCTAAGTGTCCAACTGCGGTGTTATTGATACCTATTGTATTTGCTTGCAACGCTCCAGAACCAACTCCAGTATTCTGTACACCTGTGGTATTGCCTCCTAATGAATTGGCACCAATAGCGATATTGTATTGCCCAATAGTATTGGCATCAAGTGCAAAACTACCAATAGCGACGTTATTTGCGCCAGTTGTATTAGCAGCAAGAACTCCTGAACCTAAACCAACGTTGCTTGAAACTGTAGTAGGGTTAATAGTTGTTGTCCAGGATACTGCGGAACCATCAGTTCCTAGTACCTTACCACCATTGCCAGTCTGAGATGGAACTACATAACCAGCAGCCTCAGTCGCTGAGGCAGCAGCAGAAGTTGCAGAAGTCGCAGCGGCGGTAGCCGATGCAGCAGCAGATGTTGCACTTGTTGCAGCAGCCGTTGCGGAAGCAGCAGCGCTTGTTGCGCTAGTTGCTGCAGCGGTTTGGCTAGTCAAAGCAGATGAGGCTGATGTGGCTGCAGCACTTGCAGATGATGCAGACGCTGTAGCAGAAGTTGCAGAAGCAGTTGCGGATGAGGCTGATGCTGTTGCACTATTGGCAGAAGCAGTAGCACTTGCTGCAGCAGATGTGGCTGACGTAGCCGCTGCTGTGGCAGATGCCGCTGCGCTTGTAGCACTGGTTGCTGCTGCTGTTGCAGAGTTAGCGGATGTAGTTGCAGATGATGCTGCGGTTGCTGCGCTGGCTGCAGCGCTTGTAGCGCTTGTAGCAGCCGATGTAGCAGAGGTTGCAGCACTTGCTGCCGAGGTTGCTGCTGCAGTTGCTGAACCTAAAATGCTATCTACATAGTCCTTAGGAGTAGCAGAGGATGCTGACATCCCTGCAGAGGACAGACCAGTAATGACTGGAGAACCAGAGATGGTTGGGCTAGTCAGAGTCTTGTTTGTAAGAGTCTGTACCGCAGTAGCAATAACCACTGTGCCTGTTGTGTTAGGCATTGTGATTGTATTGTCCTGTGTAGGGTCAACCACTGTAAGGGTAGTCTCAAAGGCATCTGGTGTTGCGCCTTCAAAGACAATGCTTGCATCTACATTAGTACCTGAAATAATAGGGTTGGTGATTGTAGGGGCTGTAAGGGTCTTATTGGTCAGTGTCTGAGTCTTAAGTGTACCTACAACGTCGCCTTCGCCTGCGGCAATACCGTGCATTGTGTGAGCACCAGTACCATCGTTGTATCCACCAGTTGCTTCAATGTGAAGGTTGGCTTCGCGGAAGTCACGACCAATTGCCATATGGCGAACAGCAGCACCAGCGGAGTGAGCCTGACCAGTACCAGCATTTTCAACACCACGGGTAATTGTTAATACGTTAGTACTAACAACCGTAACATCTACAATTTCTTCGAGTGCTGTATCTGGGTCAATGACAACAGTAAATGTTGTACCAGCAGGGACGGTTGCTCCACCAAGTAATGCTGAGCCAGATACTACTGTACAACTTGTTGCTGTATCTGTAATACCTGCTGCTAGCGTAGTTTGCTGGGAGCGAGAGGAGTATTTTCTTGTTGTCATTTAGTTACCTATCGGCTGTAGTGAACACGGATTGGATACTGGGCTTGCTGTCTTGCTGTTTCTTCATTTAAACGTTGTACGTAAAGTGCGTAGAGTTGCTTCGTTGCACTCTGTGATGCACCAAACGGACGCTTACTATCTGTCTCGTCAGCCTGTGGGCTAACTTGTGCAGCACGTGCAGGGTCCAAATATGTGAGTAGGCGGTATGAAGCGCCTAGGATTGCAACATCTCGTGCAGAGTTTGGTAGTCCTGTCTGAGTTGCAAAGTCTTGAGAATCGCTTGTGAAAGGTACTGGGTCAGTTGCATAGACAACCTTGACTGTACGACCTGGTTGAACAAAGTCACCGATTGTTACAGTCTGTGCGTCAGCACCGAATGCTGCAGTTGAAGCCAAAGAATCCCAAGACCAACGACGAATTGGGAACCACTCTTCCGAAGGTCCAATGTCTTGCCACATAATTGTCATAATGTTGTGGATGTTGAGGTTGTTAAATGGGTATGTAGTCTGTGCTGCATTAAAAGTAAATGATGTTGTCTTAACCGCAAAGATAGTAGCGCCGAAGGCTGCAATAGTATCGTTGATTGCTTTTTTAATTACATAGCGTGGGAAGGTAGGTGTAATAGTAACCTTAGCCCCAGCGGTATGTGCTGCAATCTCTGTACCTAGGTAGCCACGTCCCCAAGGTGGAACGGTTGCTGTATTAGATACGCGGTCAAAAGAATCTAGCCAGATTAACTCTTCGTTGATTTCAATAGTACCCTTACCGATATTATCGGTAGATGCTAACTGAAGAATAGTTGGACTAGCAATAGTCGATGGTGTATCAGTAACGTTTTCTGTGATGTAAGTTGCTCTATCCTGCTGGTATGTATAACCTGCAAGGTTGATAAGCACTTCATCAATCATACTTTCAAGTGTTGGCATTAGATAGTCCTCAATGCTGCAAGAGCAGATAGTCCAGTAGTAGACGCTAGTTCGTTGCAGATAGCGTTAAGGTTTTTAAAGTTATTAGGTTGACGACCAGCATCAGCCTTGTAGTTCAGAGCAGCAATTAAACCTTTACCTGTTGTCCCAGCCCAAGCATTGGCTGCGCCTTGTGACTCCTTGAATGCAGTCATTAGTGGATAATCTCCACCATTTGCTAAACGATTAAGTTCAGCACAAAATGATAAACCTGGAATGCTAGCCATTACTTAGCCTTTCTTTTAACTGCTGCGTTGTCTACTAAGTTTGGGTAAGGTCGACCTGCTGCCTTAGCCCTAGCCTTTGCTTTTGCCTTTTGTGCTGCAGTCAAAGGTGTTGATTTCTTGTTAGGATTCTTCTTGTCCCAGAATGCTTTCTTTTTCACCATTTCACCTTATCTGCCCAATATGCGGCACTCATTTTGCCTTTGGCAATATTCTTTGCGTGCCTAGCCTTAAATGATGCTTGACGTGCTGTTGGCTTCTTATCGCCAGTAACACCCTGTTGACCAAAGCGAATAGTTTTGACCTTATCGCCTTCTTTAGCCACAACAACGTGTGACTTCTTTGGATGACTTGGTGTGCGCTTAGGCTTGTTGAAGCCTGACACTCCTGCTCGCTTTAGTCTAGGGTCTGCCATCTTTGTTCGCCGCCTTGTTTAGTATTTTAGTATGTCTTGTAAACTTTGTTGACCATTTTTCCGCCAACACCAAAGAGTCCGCCACTTGAACGTGGCTTCAATGGTTGAATTTTCATATCAAGACCTGGGTTAGCCACTTTGCGACCTGCGCCTGGGCGTGGGTCAACTACTGGCTTGTTTCCTCCTGGGGTTTTGTTGCCTGGGCGTGGGTCAACTACTGGTTTAATTCGTGGAGCCTTGTTTCCTGGACGTGGGTCAACTACTAGTTTTCCTCCTCCTGGAGCCTTTTTCTTGTTTGACCATCCTGTGCCTGTATTTCTTCCTGACGGTGGTTGCATTATTTTTTACCCTTCTTAGATGTTTTTTTTGTGCTCTTAGACTTACCTGCTTCAGACAAAGCAATTGCAATAGCCTGCTTACGAGATTTAACAATAGGCGCCTTCTTTGGTCCTTTAGGATTAGCCCCTGCGTGTAATGTCCCGCGTTTAAATTCGCCCATAACCTTTTGTACTTTGTTCTTCATCTTCCGAAATTCTTGTTTCTTGAACGTGATAGGTCTGGGGATTTCTTCACCTCAGGAATGGTAAGTCCTGGGTGCTTCTTGGCAATAGCAGCACGTGCTTGGGCTTCTGCTTTTGCTACACCTGCGTCAGATGTGCGTTGCTGAATTGCCTTAATAGCAGCAGCACCCGTAAGTGGCTTAGCAGTAGGTGAAGCCTTAGCCTTGCCAGCATCGTACTGAGCCTTTAATTTTTCAAGTTGTGCCTTAAGGCGCTTCTGGTCTGCAGGAGTCTCAGCGGTATCTACTAACCAAGAACGCTTGTTCTGGTATTCGTCATATGTCATTGGCATAATTACTTCTTCTTTGCTATCTTCTTAGCGACAGACTTCTTTGCTACGCGCTTGGCGACAGCCTTCTTGACCATCTTCTTACCAGACTTCTTTGCTTCCATCTTAGCCATTGCCATACCCTTTGCTGAGTATGCGAATTCTTTTCCGTTGACCATTGGCATTATATTGCTCCCACTTCTTTCATTACTTCGACGGTTTGTTTGGTGATGTTTTTTGCAGTTGGCATAGTGTCAGCGTTGTAAGGTTTATTGAGAACCTCACTGGCTGTGTATGCTTGTTGGATATGTTTGTGCGTTGTTCCTGCTGGTTGAATACCTTGTGCTCTTGCTTCTTTGTAGGCATTCAATTCTCCGACCCACTTCTTATCAGATATATCTCGCTTGGCATCGCCAGTAGATAATTCAAGAAGTTGTATCTTGCAACCAAAGCAACCTTCTACATACTCTGGATGTGTCTGTCTTTGATGTAATCCCATTTGTCCCTACACTTCTGTGAAGTTTACTTCTGTAACTCCAACACCGCCAGCAATCAATGCTGCCTTTGTTGCATCGTCAACATTGTAGTTTCTGCCACCACGATAGACCTGCTCGAATGTTGGGATATCCGAATCAAGGATGTATCGTTCTTGGGAGTAGACTCCGTTTTGCTTTACGATTGACACACCTACATCTAATTTATAGAAGTAAAATAGGCGTGCTCCACCAATAGGACCTTCTTGTACTGTTGGTGTTCTGAATAGCCAAGTAGCCATTAGTCCTCCTTAGTGAACTTACTGATGAGCAGAGGTTTCCCTCTGCTCACCCGTCAATTAACTACTAGAGAGCAGCGATTGATGAGCCTGTCTCCAGGCGGTAAAGTGCTTCTTCACGGTAGCGTGCAAAGCCGAGTACGCCGTACCAACCCATTGGGCGGAAACGCATCAACTTGTCAACGACTGGTCCGATAACAACGTGTGGTTCTTCTGCAACAGCCTGAGCCATTGCTTGCTTTCCAGCAACGATTGTTGAGAATACGCGAGTTACTGGTGTAACTGTAACTGTTGTTGTTGCTGTAACTGCTGCTGAGTTAGCAACATCTACAGTAATTGTTGTTGTTGAACCTGTTGTTGAAAGAGCAGTAATCTTTGCAGATGCACCGATTCCTGTTCCTGCAATCTTGTCGCCAACTTCAGCGCGTGATGCAATTACAGAAGATGAAGCAACGCCGAATGTGAATCCTGCTGATGTTCCTGCAACTGTTACTGCTGTTGTAGCCAATGCTGACTGGTCTGCACCTGACTTAGCGTTGAACAAGCGTGGTGACTCTACGAAGAATGCGCCTTCGTACTGTCCAATTTCTCCAGCCCAGATGTTGTCTGGTGAAGAGTAATTGTGTGGGTCGCGCCATCCTGCTGCGCCTGTCTCTGCACGAAGGTCGTGTGAAACTTCTGGGTGGATACCAGTCCAGAATAGTGAACCCTTACGGTATGCAGCCTTGTTTGAACGCAACTTAGCAACAGCCTTACGGATGTCTGCTGAGTCTAGTGTTGCAGCAGCAGTGATTGTTGCTGTTGAGGTTGCTGTTGAACCGCCGTAGATTACGTTTGTTCCACCGTTAAGTGTTGTCATCGCAACCTGGTCGATTGAGTCTGCAAGGTTGAACGCAATTACGTTAGCAATTGCTGGGTCAACGTCTGCAAGTGAGAATAGTTCCAAAGCGCGTGTTACAAGAACAGAGTTACCGTACTCGTTAAGAGTAATTGTAACTGTGTTAGGTGTTGACAACGCGACTGAATCTGGGTCTACTGTCTCTGTTAGAGTATCTGTTACTGCATTGAGGTCAACGTACTTCTGTAGAACTACTGTTGAACCTGGGATTGATTGCTGTGCTGGAGTCTTGTCTGCGACTGAACGAATTAGTGGTTCGGCGCGGAGAGCGAACTCAAGAAGACGGTCATACGCCTTCTGTACAAGACCTGCACCGCCGACTGTACCACCAAGAGTGGTAGAGCCTGTGGATGTATATGCGTTAGGCATATGCGGTCACCTCCAAGTGACTATGAACGGATATTATTGTTGTGAGCGTAGAATTGACAGAATGTCTTCTTCAGACGTAGCCTGTTGCATTCTGTATTCAATATCGTTTGCTCGGTCAGGGGTCATAGCGTTCTGTGTAACCAAGTCCTGGTTGCGTAATGCAGCGCGGTCTTCTTGTGTTACCTTAGAACTATCTTCGTTAACCGTTAGTCCGAACAAGTCTGCATTATCATCGAGCCAGTTAGAAACTGATTCTTCGCTAATGTCATCCAAGTCCTTCATTACTAAACGGGCTGCTTTAAGATTGACGCCCTTCTTTTCTAGTACTGACTTGACAGTTGCTTCACGCTGCGTCTTGGAGAATCCCTCAAGTTGCTCTGTGAGTTCCTTAATACGCTTCTCATCTGCACGCTTGGCTTTTCGTAACTTTTTAAGTAAGTCACTTCCATCCATCGGTGCTTCATCGATTGTATCTAGGTCATCGTCTTCGTCGTCCCAGTAGTTGTTGCTCATAGCAACGCCACCCTTCTATTCGTAGTTAGTTCGCAAGCCTCAGGTTCCATTCGGGGAAATGGTCTGGCTCTTACTCCCAGTCTGTTACGCTGGCGGGGCTGGTCGGTCCGCTCAGGATTCTGTTTTAGATTATGCGATTAGCACGAGATTGTGATGCAAGCGCTCTAGAACCTGCGGTTCCAGCCTTGCCCATAAAACGTGCTTCTTCCTGTATTGTTAAATCTTCTAGTTTCTTAAGTTCTGCAGCAGACTTGCCAATTACTGCATTTGTTAAACCAGAAACTCCAAGTGATTTAACTCCAGAAATTTCTGCAAGTTTCTGTTCTGTCTCACGAGCACGAGCAATCTGACCAAACTGCCCTAATGTGCTGGCATATGTGCCACCACCTTTAGCAATATTGGATGCTTGTTCAACGGTAATTCCACCAGGCAATTCTCTAGACAATCCAAGACCTTGGAGTTCTGCAGCAGAAAGAACTTCATATCCTGAAATTTCCTGTTCTAGTTGCTTAGCACCCTTATCTCCTAAAGCCAAAGCCTTAGCAAGTTGGATACGGTCAAGAGTTGGAAAAAATCTTGAAATAGTTTTCTTGATATCACTTGGTGCGTTATCGATGCGGTCAAAGATTTGTGTGATTCTGTTACCAAACTCTGTAGCAGATACACCTTTGCTAAGTACATCTCCAAGAAAATCTTCATTAGCCAAGTCCCCTAAATTAGATGACTTGAGCATATCGCCCATCTTTGATTCTGTTGCAAAGTATTCAGCAATAGTTGGCACAGTAACTGCCTTGCCTGCTTGCTTCATATCCTGAAGGGCAAAGATTCCCTTGAATCGCTTAGTAAAATCAGCCATTGCTGGGTTGTTGCGAGACTCTAAAAGAGCCATATTAAATGCCTCTTCTGACGTCGCTCCAGCCTTATAAAATTTAGACACAACCTTGTAGAGTTCGTTAGCCCAAGGCTTACCCATCTCTGCTGCGCCAAAGAAAACCGCAAGTGTTTGCTTAAATACATCTGCTGCTAAAGTAGGACCAGTATCAGTTGTACTTGTTGCAGTAACCACTGGCTTTGCTGTATTAGCCGCAGCAGTACTAGCAAAAGTTTTTTTAGTTCCATCAGAATAAGTTACGGTTACACTTCCATCTGGATTTGCAACTCTTGAAACTTCTGTTACTCCGCCATTGTTCTGGCTTGCAAGTGCTTTGGCAATAATCTCTTTAGTAGGAGATGTTACTTTACCTGTTAGGGAATCAAAGTAATCACTTAATTTTCCACCATATGAAGCAACAAATGATTGTGCTAATTCTTTTGCGCTGTTATAGGCAGCAATTTGTTCTGGAGTTCTTTGCGCTTTTGATGTTCCAGGTACACCAGTTTTTAGTCCAGTGCCTTGAATAAGATTGCCTTTTGCATCGTAAATATTACCATATTCTGTTGTGCGTGTTTCAGGAATAGGCGTACCAATAGGAAATATTTCTTTATATTTACCAACTCCACCCGCTTCGGTTCGAACAAATTTAATTGTTGCTCCTGCGGCTTCACCTTCTTGAGTTAATTCTGGCTTAGGTTGGTCTTTGTAACCTTTAGTAATACGAGCATTTGCTTCTGAAGCAGTTTCGTCTCCAATTCTAGCCTTAGGGTCAGTACTCTTTACGCCAGCAGCAACCTGTTGTTTTGTGATAGCATCAATTAATGCTTGTTCATCTAGTCCGCTGCCGTCATCATCTACCTGCATAACTCCTGGGTTGCGTGCCATTATACTCCAAATCCCATCGCTCTTGCAACTCCTACTGCGGAGTCGCGTGCTAATTCCTTGGACCAACTTGCTTTTTCTGAGTTAGGGTGATTCTTTAAATAATCAACCCAGTCTGATATTGAACCCATTGGTACATTTCCTGCAGTTCCATCAGGGCGAATAAACTTGTCAAGGTCTGGATTGTCTAAATCAACAGTGCTTGGGTCAATCTCCCAGTACTTAGCCATCTGAGTAATGTAAGGTTCTACAACATCCATAACAGTTAAGCCAGGAGTATCTTGTAATCTCTTTGCAAACAGTGGGTAACGTGCTGCAGCCTTGGCTGCAAATTGACTCTTAAATTCATCGACAGTCTTAGCACCTGAAGCAAGTGCAATACCAAAAGCATCAATTTCTTTTTTGCTATAATCAGATATTCCATTTGCCTTAAGCAAAGCATTGATTGAAGAAATCTTAGCAATTGCGCTAGATGGTAACTTAGTTGTGTCACCAAGATTTACCTTTGCCCATAAGAAAGACTCCGTAAAATCCTTAGCATTAAACAATGATGGAGTAATAACTGTCTCCATACCACCGCTTGCAGCCCTACGAGTAGTTGATTTACCAGAAGCCTTAGCCTCCGTATTTAACTTATTAAAGAATTCTGTTTTATCTGCAGCAGAAAGTTGAGTGACGTCAAAGCCAATAGTCTCAGCAATTTGATTTAGCAATGCTTCTGCTGTAATAGCGTCGTATTCTGTGTAGGTTACTGTTTCGCCAGTCATTGCTGGAGAGTTCTTTGTTAGAACATTTAAAACATCCCAAGGACTTTGTTTCTTGCCTTCTTTGAATGCTGCAATAGCACCATCTACGATGTCATTCCATAGAGCCTGACGAGCAACGTCGGTTGGTTGCTTGTTAGCAATAGTAAGTAGATACTGAGTAAGAGCAACCTGTGCACTACCTGGCAGTTTAGCAAATGACTTCTTTACTACAGATGCGTCAGCCTTAACTAAGTTACCGTTTTTATCTGGCATCCAGATGTAGGTAATCTTTGGACCTTTACTATCCTTTTTAGGAACAACAATGGTCGGTGGTGGTGGAATTGGACTCATCGTTTAGGCTCCTTGATATTCAACTTATCGTTGCTGTAATAGCGTGTAATTATTCTTTGTAAGGTAGGGTCCCACAATGTGAGGCTCTCTTCAAGATAGTTTTGCCAGGCTTCTTCAACCTTAGTCTTATATCCTGATGGAGCATCACTACGAACTTTGCCAAAGGATTCTCTGTATTCAATAAACGCTTTAGCGTGAGTCCAGAACTGTGTGTTTCCAAACTTCTTCATATAGTCTGCATCTTTTAGAATTGTTTTAAGACCAGCAGATTGCGTAAAGGCTGTGTCATTGGCGGCTCCGCCACCACCATATTCAATAAACCACTGAGGGCTTACCTCTCCAAGAGTTTCAGCATATCCTCTAAGTTGGTCTTTTAATTCTGGAACACTTAGGTAACTTGCATAACCAGCCTTCTTGGCTGCGGAATTTAAATCATCTTTAAATCCCGTGTAAGCCTTCCAAAGACGTGACTTAGCAAGTTCATCCTCAACCATCTGTGGTGTCTTAAGTTGACTGTTGAGAACTGTTCCACCAGGAAGAGTTGCATTAGGGTCATTGAGGAACTTACTAATCTGTATATCGTAATCTCGTGGCAAATCAGCAGTCATTAAACCAACAAGTGATGGGTCAAGACGTTCTAATTGCTTAGCAAGACCAGAGAAATCTTGATAGATACGGCTATAAGCCTTTTGGCTTGGCTGTATATAAGTTGCTTTATCACGAGCATTAGTAAACAGACGGTCCATTGGGAAGTCTCCGCCGCCTGCAAGACGCATCTGCTTCTGGAATTCATCTTCTGCTAGCGTAGATGCCTGCATTTCAGTAAGTGGCTTACCAGTCTTAGAGTCGGTCTGAGCCTTATACTTATTCAAAAGCATATAGTAATAGTCAGAGAACAAAGCATCTGGACGAGATTCAACATACTGAGGTGTTCCCAAAAGTGAGAACATCTGTGTACGGAACTTACGTAGATAGATACTTTCTGTACCCTTACGAATGCTTTCTTCCGTAGGCTTAGGACCTATCTTCATTTCGTAAAGAACTTGCTGGCGATTAGCCTCAGATAGCAGGGACATAACCCACATCTCATCTGTTGTGCTCTTGTTTAAAGCGGTATATAGATTACGTGCCCAAGCGGGTGTAAATGTACGCCCTAGTTGAGTCTTTAAATCTGGTTCAATTCCATACGGGAACATTTCCTCAAAGGAGTAACCAGGAATTTTTCCAACAGTATTGTTTACTGTCTTCTTAATCTCATCGTTTGTGTCTGGCTTCCAGCCTAGAGCACGACCTAAGAAGATTGGAACTAAATATGATGGACCAGGTAGGTTGGCAATGTAGTTAGTTGCACGAGCACTAATGACTACGCCCTTACCGTCATTTAAACCCATCTCCTTTGTACCAGGAATAAGCAAATATTCTGCTTCCATTGGGTTTTCAACTGGGTTACCAAACTTATCTACGCCAAATGAGTTGTATAAACCATAATAACTGTTAAGGAATCCACCCATACGTCCAGGTTGCTTAGCAGCAAATCCACCATAGCGGTAAATACCACTAGCAGCAGCATTAGGAAAGGTTGTTAATGCTCTTGCTAAGTACAGTGCACGCTGTTGGCGTGGGATTGTGTAGAAAACTCTACTTACATTTTCAACCATTTCGGAAGCAACTGATTGACGCATTGCTAAAGCAGTTGAAAGAGTAGGTTGCTGTCCTTGAGCAACAAGCATATCAAATTTTTCTTGCATACGCTTAGCAAAGTCAACAGTTCCCCATACTTCGCGGATAGCGTTTTCTGGAAAAACCATTCCGCGCCAAGCCTTAGCCATAAGAGCGTCAGTTGCTGCATTAAAGGTTTTGATGCCAGTAGTTGGTCGACCATAAGGGACATCAAGTGGCTGGATACCAACCATTTGGTCTAACTTGTCAGCCAAAATTTGTTCTAAGTCTGTCTTCTTTACTGGACCAACAGCGGCTAGCGCCTGTGCCTCACGAGTTGGTAGGTAACGATTGACATAAGAAAATGCTTCGTCAACCATATCTGTCAACTGGTCAACAGGACGACCCATTGAGTTAGCATAGGAGCGACCCTGACCTGTAGACGCCCAAGCAAGGATTCGCTCGCGTGGGATACCAGCAAGAACCTGGTCAACCAGCATATCTCCACGCATAAAGTTGTTGACCACATAAGCCAACTCATCAAAGTAGAGTGGGTCAGCCACATTAGTAATTGACTGTGGACCATTTCTAAAGATAGTATTAAACTTTGCTACAGTTGCCTTGTTACCAAGAACTTCAATTGTTCTCGTGCTGTTGTTAGCAATTTCGCTGAAGTAACCATCTCCAAGATAATTTTGATTTCTCATAGATGGCACTTCAATTACTTGACCATTAGCAGCAACAATCTTTTGCATTTCAGGAAGTAAAGGTTTCTTGATATAGCGACCTTCAGAAACAGAGAAAATCTCTCCACGCTTCTTGATTGCTGGTGCAAGTTCTTGTAAAGAATCATTAATCTTCTTATATGCTGAAGCAATGGCTGTATCTAAAGTGTTAATCTCTGGTGCCATTGTATTAATGGTTTGAGATGCCTTAGCAATTAGTAGTTCTGCGTTGCGAATCTCACTAGCATAACGCTCACCTGCACGTGCTTCGGCTGGTAGGTCTTTAAGTGTTTGGACTCTGCGACGCAAATTGTATAAAGATGGAACATCGATTGGCTTACCGTACTCAACTGTATATCGATTCAGGCTAGTCTCAAGGTAATCAACCATCTTCTCTGCAGCGCGAAGGTCTTCCTTTACTACATCTGCCCACTCACGCTTAGTTGCTGGAGATACACCAGGAACATCATTAAATAGTTGCTCATACTTAGCATAAACAATATCTCTATTGTTAACAGCAATGTTGTATTCGTCAGATAAAGCCTTGACTTCACGCTGGATTTCTTTTTTTGCGCTAGGTGCAATTGTCTTAACCTTTTCAATACCACGCATAACTACGTTTATATTGTTTTCAATAATCTGCTTTGATGCCTTACCAAACATAGCACTTGCAAACTTGCTACCTTCAGCCATAGTTCCACTAAGAAGTGGTTCAAAGATTGAGTTCTTTGGGATATAACTGAAACGATACAAAGCAGAAAGCGAAAACGCCTTGTTTCCTGCTTCAAAAATTGCACGAATAGCATCTCGTCCAGTACCGCCTGCTTGCTGCATTGTTCCAGTAACAACATTCTTTTGTTTGCGAGCAGCGCGAGCAATCATTCTATCAAACTCACCAAATGGTAGAGTTGGTAAAGAGTTTGCTAATTGACGCTGTGTCTTAGGATTGACAACAATTCTAACACCAGTTGGGTCAAGTGCTGTTCCTCGTGACGCTAGGTTGCCGTGAACAGAGTAAACATCTTGCATTAGATTGTCAACAAATGTGTCAATCAAATTAGTATCATTAAACCCGCGAGTAAATGAAATAGTGCGAACTAACTCAGGTGCTAAATTCTTTACAACAAGAGCACGCTCACCATCAGTCTTTGCTGAAACAAACTTGTCAATAATTTCAGTACGATATTGTGAGACTGTCTTGGTTGTTCCATCGTGAGTTACAAGAACCTTGTCACCACGAGTAAACAAAGGAACATCATCAAAAGTAGCAATTAACTCATCTACACCATTAAGTGGACGTACACCTGAGTTAGTAATAAAACCCTTAGGCATCATTGTTCCAAGTGTGCGAATCAAAACAGTAGATGGACCATTAAGGTATTTGCTTTGCAATACCGTTTGTGTGTATCCACCAACATTTGAGAAATCACGCTCAACAGTAGAAGTTTTAATCTTTCCAGCACGTGAACGTGCAGCAGCAAATGCTTCGCGTCCAATAACTGGCTCTGCTGGCTTGTAGTTCTTGCCGAAGAATGTAGGTTCAATAGTCCTAGCACCAGTTGCTGGGTCTTCAATTTCTTTTAAGAAGGCATCATAAATTTCTTGATGCTTAGGATTCTTCTTGATTGCATCATCAAATGCGCCAAGTACACGAGCAGATTGCTCAGGTGCCATTGACGGAATACGTCCAGTTGCTGCGTAGTTACCTTGAATAACAAGGTTACCATCACCTAGTACCCATAGGTCATCGCGCATACCAGCAGCAGCAAGGCGCTCAACTGCTGGAGCGTAAGCCTTATCAGCCAAAATTAAATCACGAACAAACTCTGGGTCTTTTGTATCCTTAAGAATTCCAGGAAGACGAGGGTTGTTACTATGCTTTCTTATAATTCTTGTAATATCAAGAATGTTTTCTGAGGTAGCAAGGTCTTCAACATCTTGTCCAAAGACAGTTAAGTTACCCTCTGCTCCACCAGACTTGCGAAATGTAATGTGCTGATTAATTAAATCTTCAGCCTGTGGCATAGCATCCACATCACCTACACGAAAGCGAGTACTAAGACCAGCCTTTAGTGCACCTGCACGAACGCCTGCTGCAAGACCCGCACCTGCTACGTTAATAGCAACGTTCTTAATTAAAAAGTCATTTGTTCCCGTAATCCAACGACCAAGAGTGTTTTCTTCAAAGTTCTTCTCAACTTGCTCAGCATTCCATAAATCAACATCTTCAACATCGATTCCTCCGCCTTTAAGAATAAGACTTTGAAAATCACCAAATGGTGTTAAATTACTCTTAAGAAGAGATACACCCAGAGAAACGCCTTTTCTTACAAGAACTCTTTCTCCGTTAACAATTTTATATTCATCGCCAGAACGTTCGTATGCGTCGGTTATATCTGAAAACTGAAACCCTTTACCGTATTCTCCAGCCTTGTATAGTCGGCTAGTTGGGTCAGTAAGTAAAAATGCTGTCGAGATAGGACGAGCAATGATAGGACTAAAGACATACTCTTCAGCCTTCTGCGATGCGTAGAGAACTGGGTCAACTACTTTTCCAGTAGTATCATCTACGGTTACAAGACCAGCCTTTTGCAAAGCCTTTTGTGTTCCTGTTTCAGCAGCAATACCTGCAGCGGCTGCAGCACGTGGGTCACCCTTAAATGTTTGTGCGGCACCTAGTTGTGCTCCGCCCATTGCAACATTTCCAAGAATTGCACCAGGAAGTTGTGATAATCCCTTAGCAGCGCCCTTGACAGAATTAATGAAGTCTTCCCATAATGGCATTACTTCACCTCCGCTGCTCTAAATGTATCAGGGCTTCCACCTTGCACTTCATTACCAGTAACAGTAAGAATAAAGATATCTCTATCTTGTGGTGACTCCCAAGGAACCATTGCCAAAGGAATTGCTATTTCATAATTTTCATAACCTAGGGAGTTAGCAAACTTATCTAGGTGGTCAAAGAAGTTATTTTCTACCCATCTCATCAAATTATCTGATTTTTCAAGTAGTTGATAAATTGCTTATAAGAATCAGGTGCTCCTGGAAGGCGAGTTGCATTCATTAAATCTGGAAGGTAACGCTTGATAAGTGCTACGTTTTCATCCTGGTTAATCGGAGATGTCAAGCGTGCAGGTAGCGCTTCTGAACCACGACCACGACCAATATCTACTCCATCAGAGATTGGTAAATCATCCATTGACTCAGCATCAAGAGGTGTAAGTCCTGACATCATTGATGCCATAGGGTCGACAGAAGGTGTTTGAACTGGAGGAACTGGATTGCCAGCCAATGCTGCTCCACCTTGTTGTTCCATAGTTGCCACTCCTGTTGAGCCTAAACTCTTCATACCTGGGATGTACTTAGGTGCTTGAGTACCTTTTCCACCTGCTCCACCTGTAGCAGAAATGTTTGCAGGATTATTCTGAGATGCTGTCGGACGGTCTCCACCACGATTTTCTGGTGCTGTTGTCATTCGTCATCCTCTTCTTCTAAGAAAGTATCTTCAAGTTCACTGTTGTACTCTTCGGCTAAACGCATCATTCCTGCTG